CCGTATCCCTGCCTGTGGAGACTTTGATCTTAATGTAATTGATATTAGTTGAGGCACTTTTCTTCTTATGTCTAAAATATACAGTCTTTGTCTGATAAGCCCAGTTGAGGCTATCCTCTGTATCTAAGATCTGGACAATTCGGCACTGTGCTGTACTGGTTCCGGAATACCTTTTAATGGCTATATAATCCATCCCATTGTCAGAGACTATCTCTGTTCTGAATCCTGAGGCTGAGCAGTAGCCATACCATCTTCTAGCATGTTGGGAATAAGGAGCACTCGTAGCTACGTTCACACTTGCTTGAGTAGTCTTATTTCTGTCCTGGAAGCGACTGTTATAAACCATATTAGCAGCAGCCATATTAGGAGTCAGGGCTGCCCAAGTCCCATCGCCTCTCCAGTAGGTAGAGCTGCTGGCACCACTTCCACTATTCAGTCTGGCAACAGGCAAATTCCCCTGCACATCAGTAGATAAATTTATATACGCCCAGCTCGGATTATAGGTTCCATAACCTGACTTTAAGAACTGACTAGGAAGTCCTCCATCACTTAAAGAGGTAAAGGTGGAGGCGGAGTCTGCAACTAAGAGTGCCTTATTAGTAAAAGGACCATAGCTCCCAGCAGTAGGAGCCACCCACTCTACATTGTAGTCTACGGTATCAATCTTAGCTAGAACATCCCCAGCATTTCCCCCTATAGGAAGTTCCGGAGTTCCCCCTCCAGTGCCTACCTCATCTATGACCTTGCCACTGAATTTATTGAACATGGGGAACTCCTTTGATAAAGTCTACGGACTTCGTAAAAATGCCCAGCAATATAAGAGATAATAGGAAGGCAAGGAAAGCCAGGATAGCATTTTTAGCAAGTGTTCGTTTAAGATCTTTAATGAAGTCTTCACTGTCCTTGCGGGCTTGTTCACGTATAATGTGCTCCTGCTTATGGTGATCGACGCCATAGGGAAAGGCTTTCAGGATCTCCTCTTGCTGAGCCAGAATCTTCTCCTGTTGTACTAGGATGTGATCCATTTTGTCTTCTGCCGTAAGGCTATCATACCTTCTCCTGTCCATCATAGCGTAGACTTCCCATTCTTATTAGTAGGTAACCTGATCCCTTAGGTCGTTGGTCATAATCGTAAGGAGATCCTCTCCCATGGCAAGATGGAGTTTAGCTGAATTAGCATCCCCAATAAGGGCGAAGACCTCTCCAGCTGCCCTGTTGATAATACCATAGGGACAGATGTCGGTGAGCCAGAACGTATTTGCACCTGAGAGGACAGGAGGATGCTGATAATATCCTACCTCTAGGGAAGTAGCTAAGGAATCTAGGAGGACAGTTAGGTCAGAGCCGATCATATAATAACAACCTGTCTGCTGAACACCTCCAGGGACAAATACATTTTGAGGATCAATGTACTTTAAGTATCTCAAATCCCCTGTAACCTTGACGTATTTCCATTTACGGAAGCGAGTCAGTGGAACTACAAGAGAGGGAAGGTTAATGGTTTGGGAGTAAAGCCCAGGATCAAGAGGAATTGTTGCCTCCACCAGGTCCTGAGTAAACTCGGTTTTGAAAAGGGTTCTTGCTATAGCAGTGTTAATAGCATTGCCTACCTGAGCTGCCTTATCAGGACGCTTTACTATAGCAAGAACTGCATCAGACAGCTCAGTGAAGTTCATCTTACACCCCTATAGCCGCATATGCGGCATCTGCCGCATTAGATGCCGCAGTTACTGCATTAACATAAGCCGCCAGTGAATTAATACGGGCTACGTTTATACCGGCCGTCGAGACATTGCCGAGAGCTGTAGCAATTGGCCCTGGAAGCCCAGGGACACGAGCAGCGGCAGCAAGAGCAATCTGGATGGACTGCCGCAAAAATTCTTCCTGTTCTTCATCTGTATAACCAGCGTCTCTGAGAGCCTGTTTCCTTCTTGCGCGAATAAGAGCGCAATGCGGACTTACGTTCCGAATCTCATCACGGACAGCGTCCGTAACAGTAACTGCGGAGATCGTGGATTGAATACGAGCGTCTTGTCCTGTGGGCAATGCAGACGTGTAGCAGTAGGTCCAGCCGTTCTTCTCTCCGTGTTCGATATTGTTAAACCCAGTGAGCGTGACAGTTACCCCGTCCGGCCCAGGAGTAATAAACTTTTGGTATTTAATAATCATGTCATCATATTCCAATTAGAGATACAAGGCCGCCCGGAACCCCACGTAATCGTGCGAGCTGCCCCGCGCATTGGGGAGATTCAACGCCCAGACCCCGGCATTCGAGCTGCTGTTCCACTTCCCGCCGGAGACCGGGCACATGTCAGTAGGGCGATAGTCATACAACTCATCATTGCCAAACGCGTTTGTGCCGCCCACCCCGCCGACTAGCGGGATACCCAAACAGGCCATCTCCCATGCGACTCCTGACTGCGCAGAATCAAAAACTTGAGCAGCGTTGCCAAATAATTTGGTTGTGCCGCTCGCCAGTAGCGCGCCATAAGTCGCCCCGATACTGGTGTAATTGGCAGCAAGTCCGGCCGCGCCCCAGGCGTCTGTCGCCAGCGTATTGCCCCCCGTTAAGCTGGCCATTTCCACGGATTGTTTGAGGGTGTAGAAGCCTATGCCGTTCGACGTCAGCCCTAGCGTGACCTCCCGCATGCCTCCGTTAAGGTCTGCTATACCACATGCCTGCCCGTTGTGCGTGGTTTTCTCGAATGGCGTGCCGCTACCTGTCAGTGCGGCGTTTGAATAGCCATCCGACACATACAGTACGCCGGCATCCTGAGCGTCCCGCAGAGCGTTGTTGTTGCAGCCCTTCGGGAAGTTGTTTGTGGCGTCATACCAACCACAGTATGTGGTATTGATACTCTCTTGTGCGTGCGCGAGGGCAATCATAGCCAGACCAGCCCTGATAAATCTAGACTTTGCAAAAAATCTTGACCCTCTCGTTTTTGCAGCATCGAGCGCGCCAGCGTAAGTGTCTGACGGCGACCCATTAAGGCTAGAAAATGGATTGTGCGCAGCATTTGACGACAAGGGCGCACCATTTTTTACGGATACGGCAATGCCAGCAGGGCTCCTAGAACATTTGTACTTATCACAAAACACTCCGCTCTTAATAAATCCGCCATCGTAGAACATCCGATGTAAAGCGTACCCTTGAGACAGAGCAACTTCGTGGCTTGAGAAGCTACGCGCGCCAATGAGCGAGATAGTATTTATTGCAAGGCCATTCGACCCTGTGCCCCATTTGTAGTAGAACGCAGGAATCCACACCATGATGGAGCCATCAATGGTTTGATAGTTGCCATAGTTATTATGGCCTACAACATTGTAGCCCGGCAGACCTGCAATGTAGGACGGCAGAGGCTGATCACAAATACCAACGCCAAAGCCTTGTGTTCCGGGAATTCCAATACTGTATGATGGGCTTGGAACCCCAAGCGCAGCAAGCTCCGCTGCGAGATTGGCGCCTGTCTGTCCGCCATCCGTAGTAGTGCCAACAATATTCCTAGCATTATCAATGACCGCTACTTTTCTAATCCCTCCACCATTGTCATACACATTTACATAAGCCATAATTCTTAACTCCTAATTCTTTGCTACAAATGTAAAAGAGCCCACTATTCAGGAAAGACCGGGAGTTAGTCTGTTGAATAGTGGGCGAAAATATTAGCCCGCGGCGCCAGCCGTAAGACCTTCGATGATTACACAGCCCCAAGGATTACGAATCTCGGCTGCAAACTCGGAAGTAAGGCTACCACCAACACCATCAGTTCCGTTCTCGACAACCTTACCACCCGTACCGTACTCTTCAGTCTTAGCATTACGACCAGCCATGTAAGCCAATTTGATGGAGGGAATGTCAAGGATGATGAGACGACCGGCAGTCGGATTATAGCCGTTTAGGAGACTATGCTCAAGCAGACGCAAGGTACCTTTATAGAGCTTAAAGTTCTGATAGTCCATACCGAACGTAGTGCTATCAGGCGTCAAGTTCGTAGTACCGTTCAGCTTGGCAATCTGGTTCATCACGTTAATTGCTGTTTCGTCACCGAAGGCGTAACGCATCCGAGGATTGCTTAGATCCGTAGAGTACTTGAAAGCTTTAGCTGCGTAACTCGTAAGCTCCGTCAAGTTGGTAGTAGCGTTCGCCGTCACATAGTTTGCGTTACTGGTATATTGGCGAACTGCATCAATGATGCCTTGGGTAGTGTGAATAGGCTGCGCACCGGAGGTATCCATCTTTGCCTGACCCCAGAGGAGTGCGGTCTCTTGGTCCAGGGTGTGCATAAAGCTACAATCCCGACGGTTCTCCGCTACGTTCTCAAAGCCACTTTCCATCATAGAGGCACGAGCAGTATCAGTTAGTGCCCAAGCATTACGAAAGATTTGAGTGAAGTTAGGAACATAGACAGTTGGGAACTGACGAGCACCAGGACGATTACTATTTTCCGCAGCAGCCGTACCGATCCGGATAATACGTTGGCCAGAAGTACCAGCAGAGTCTGCAACTCGGCCAAAGGCTTTAGTGACTGTAAGGGTTGTACCCGCGACTGCGGTAATGCGCATGTTCTCACGGGACGTTACGTTATGAATCAAGTCCCCTGCGGCAAGGCCAGAAGCATCAGCAACTGAAATGGTAGCAGCCGCAATTGCATAGTTCGCGGAAAGGGTAGTAACCGTAAATTCCGCAGTCTTGCTGAAGTAGCCATGAGTCGAAGATTTAGCAGTCGTAGTACCCATCATGGAGCTCATACCCAAGATAGGGCTAGCTCCATTCGGGAACAGACGCATAAGTGTAGCAGCCAGACTTTTGGCAGCAAGTTCTGCAGGAAGACCGGTACGGGGTTGGGTGTTAAAAACACCATTCATTAGTGCCATTATTTAAAACTCCTATTGTGTGAGGAAGGCTTCCCAGTCATCTACCTGGCCAGCTTGTTTGTTTTGCTGTTCCTGAGATTGCTGGGGAGTGATAGCAGCATGAATATCATTAAAGTAATTCATGGCCTGCTGGACAATTTCTGAGGGGTTAGCATCAGGAGAGCTCTTAGCGAATTCCCGTGCAATACGAGCTACCTCTTGTTTCACCAAGGGATTTTTAAGGTTAGCCTGACTTGCCACTGCCTGATCCAGAAGGGAGGTTTTAACACTACTTTGCACTGCGGATTTATCGTACTCACCCCTGCGACCCATGTAGGTATCGGTAAGTTTCGTTCCATGGTCTAGGGCTGCTGCGTAAGCATTTCTATTCGTATGCTGAATAAGCTCCATCATGGCTTTAGCTTCGCCATTTTGTGCGCGCTCTAGCAATTCAGGAGGCACTCCTTTCATGAAGTCCATCTGACTGGAGACTTTGCTAAGAGTTTCGCTATCCAGATTGAAAGCTGGTGGACCTTCAGTTGTAACTTTAGCCGCATCCTCGAACATCTTAGAATAGACAGCCATCGGGTCTGGAATCTCTACCTTCTCCGGGACTTGTTGCTGTTGCTGAACTGGTTGCTGTTGCTGTTGCTGCTGAGGGGCTTGTTCTGAGGCGCTTTTGCCCATAATGGCTGACATGAAACTCATGGCTCTACTCCGATATTTAGAAGGGTTGTAATTACTGATAGCCTACCAGATACTATTGAGTGTTGTTGCACCAATTTCTCTGCACTGCAATTTAGGGTGGAAACTCCTATAAGCTCCTTCCCACTTTCTGCCCCCATGATTCGGAGGTATTTCCTTACTGCTGCATTGTGAGCAAAAACTTCAAAACACAGCTGCTGCTCGGATTCTGAGAGAACTTCCTCAGGATATACTAAGTCAAGTAATTGCATCTTAGGCTCCCCTATTTATCAGTTCTTGCTGTCTCAACTGGATAGCTTGCTGACGTAAAGCTAAGGTCTGATCTTTTTGAGCATTCTCAGTATTCTGCTGAACTGGATCACCAGAAGGACCCAGCTGCGTTGAAGGAGGAGGAACTTGTTGCATTACCTGAGGATTGTATTCATCAAGTCCCCTAATACCTCCAAGTTGTGCAAGGTGAGCTACCATATTTGGAAGACTTGCACCATAAGCCTGCTGGAGAATCGGAGCTTGCATGATCAGTTGCATCAATTGCGTAATCATCTCCGTGGAAGCTAGCTTGCTCTTAGGAGTGTAGCCATCTGCAATACGGAATTTAAGGACTTTCTTCCTCAATTGGGAGATAACTACTGCAAGCTCCTCACCTGATTTCTGAGAAGTAACAATTGCATCTTCACCATACTGATAAATATTAAACTTAAGCATCTCCTTCAAGGGAACAAAGAACTGATATTCCAGAGTGAGAGCTGGAAGTCTAAGACGATTGTCTGAGCCTCCCATGGTATCATTCCACTCTTTGACTGACTTGTTACCCTTCTGGAATTGCCCTTGCTGAGGACCATTCAAGCCTGAGAGGTCTTTACCAAAGCTTACAATTTGCATTCCGTAAGCCATTGCATTCTCAGTTCCACGAGAATCAAAGGGGATAGCTTTGTAAGCGCTGTCCAGACCTTGACCGTCTAGAGAGTTAACTCTGACTGGAATCTTAGCCGCAGGGACAGGAGCATTAATATCCCTAGGGTTAATCTTGCTAGAGTCATAAAGTGCCCTATCTGAGACTGCCCTTCTAGCTGCATTGAAAGAGATGTTAAACATTGTCTTAGCAGCTTGCTGAATTGGAATTGAGCTCTCTGCTATTGACTGCGTTTGTTCTCCTAGACCATCTTCCTGAGGCTGACCGAAAAGAATGGGGAGATAGTCATAAGCAGAAGTCATTCGCTCTGCTAGGACTAGTGTCTCTCCATTAACTACTACTATCTTGATAATCTGAGGAGTGTTAGGCTTAGGGCCAGGCATTCCCAAATCACCTGGGGAGACTCTAACATAAAGGGTTACCTTCTCGTAGTTTCCTACCAAACCTCTAGGAGTATCCTCTGATTTAACACCTAGGAAAGCGTTCCAATCTACAGAACTAGTAGGCTTACGAGCTGCTACATATTCGGAAACCTGAGGATGGATTCTCCAGTTAGGAGCGTCAGAAGTAATGTAACCCTCCAAAGCCTTGGTGACATTCATTGCACCACCACTGAGAGAGATCTTGTTAAGATACTTCTTCATCTTAGGCTTAGAGAGAATCTCAATATAGCCTGCGTAATCGCCATCCTTAGAGCATTCACCTGGAAGGATATTTCTATCTCGAATAGTATTGTAAGGGTCGAGACGTTTAAGCTTTGTGAAGTGAACAGCTTTCTTCTGGAGGGAAACCTGATCCTCGGTTAGCAAGTCATCCATCACTTGATACTGATCTACTGAAGTCCAGTCAGCTTCCACTGCTCCAATATTATACTTGATACAATCCCGAAAGAACATAAGTAGCTCACGAGGATAACCACCGAGAGTACTGTGATCATCAAGCAAAGC